GTCCCCCAGTAGTTAGAAGAGTGATGCGAAAAGCAAACCGTGAGGCCCTTTATTCACGGTGAGTTCTGGCAACTCTCTTCCTTCTACCAACACGCGTCTCCTAATATCTCCAGGGAGATCGTGCGCCCGCAGCTCTGATGACCCTCCGCTAGCTCGTAACGAATCGAAGAACCTCACAATCGAGGCTGTGATACTCGGTTCGTCAAACAGTCCGATCAGGATAATCAGTCCATCAACCGAACTGAGAGCATAACCAGCAAGTCGAGTCAAAGAACGACTCTTACTCTGTTCAGAATGACGTTCGGGCAACGCCATTCGCTGAATTAGCTCTCTTTGTGGTCTTCTTGCACGACCACGAGTCCACGAATGACCAATGAAATGTATTCCATGGCCTTCTTCGTGCGTGCTAACGATTACTGACTTCCGCTCGTTAACGACGAATCCGCATTCGAGGGCAATCCGAGCAATGTCCGCCAACTGGACCCGCTCATCAGTTCCCACTACAACATCATCGCCCATTACGAGAATCTGATTGTGCGACAATGCATGACCGGTCAACCGAAACCAAATGTAATTGATAAGGTAAACATTGGCCATACTGTCAATCAGAGAGGTAAAAGCCGAACCACTCGGCACTCCCCGATGTACCTGATAAACATCACCATCAGGTAGCACAATTCGGGTGTGAATGAAGTCGTTGACATAACGCCAAAATACTCCATCCTCCTCGACAGTAAGATCAAGCATGCTCCTCACCACGCGAAACATGTCGTTGATCAGGGATGCTGGGATGGATGAGTCAAATTGCGACCAATCCAGGCAGTACGCATAGCGATACCTGCCACTAAACTCCGCTAGAATTGATCCTTCTTCGTGGTGTTGTAGTCCCCAGATGTACGGACGGTTTCGCGCCAACGCTTCTTGAACGGGTTTGGAAAAGCATAAACCCACAATAGTCGTAGGCAACGGCGCCATCCATACCAAGCGAGTCTTTGGACCAAACAGACCAGGCTGGATACGACGACCAAATAGATAGGGGTCAAAACCCCTCCGTCCATTCCAAACCATCTCCGCAAGCCTAAGCCCGGCTGGAAGGGCATCAGCATTAGAACAGAGGTGAGGGAGGCCAGCAAAACTGCTGAGATGGATATGCGACTCCACCACTTCAGTGAGTGAGAGACACTTTCTCCTTCCCTCAACAACGCCCGCTGCACTATAGACCGAACGTATTGCAATTCGGTGTGCTTGGGCTTGGTCGGGTCCTCGACCATCTCCAGTTGCCATCTCAGGATGTACGCCGGGTACGGCAACTCCCCGAAAGTTTTCGCGAAGGCTAGGTACAAGAGATCGGCGGCCTGCAAATGAGGATCCGTCGTCACTTTCGCCTTTACGTGGCTCTCTGGATTTGCTTGAGTTGAGCCTGATGGATCCAGTTCCACCAGTGCGGACTTCCACTCCGCGCTTTCGCTGAATACAGGTGCACCCAGCGACGCGTTTTGTGGCTTTAGGTCCGTCTCCTGTGTATGTGTGGATAGGGCATCCATATGCGAGGATCGCCTTTTCCACCCATTCGTCTGAGGTGACACTTCGATTCTCCTCAGCTACATTGAGACGGAGGCTGAACCGCTCCTGAACCGCTCGGTACAGGTAGTTGTCCACTGCTGGGACTTCCACGATTCGAGCCAACGCGTGCAAAGCGTCGGCAAGCTTCTTTTGCTTGCCTAAGCTGCGATACGGTCCGAGACTCTCGATTCCGGCTCGCTCATGCACTGGTAGCATGCCCGCCTCACTTTCCTTTAGCGTGCAGACAAATAGGACAGCACGGACTAGTTCTTGCTGCACCAGTTGGCACCCGTGCGGCGTTTGACAACGCATAACTACGTTTGGTTGTCAAGCCAAACGGCCTAGCTTGTACCCATGATGGCGCATGGAAGCCACCGGTTACGCCGGTGAGGCAACCCTAAGGTTATAAAC